CGAAGCCAAGCTAAAGGAGAAGAACACATGACACCACACGAACGCGAAGTAATGCAGCAGGCACTTGATGCGCTTGAGCAAATAACACCGGATTGGAGAACATCAATTGATAAACATGAGCAATTAAATAATTCAATCGAAGCACTACGCACAGCACTAGCGCAGCCTGAGAACGACTTTAATCCAGATTGGGACGCAATGGCAGTCATGGTTGAGGAGCAACAGCGCATGGCGAAGCGTATTGAGGAACTCGAAGCTCGACTAGCGCAGCCAGAGCAGGAGCCGGTGGGCATTAACAAAGTTATTATAGATTCAATACGTGATTCGTCGGAAATTGTAGCGCCGCCAAAGCGCGAATGGGTTGGGCTGACTGATAATGAATATGAATTGATGGCAGAAAAACGCGTTACGAACTATTTTTTTAATACTTTAGATTATGCCCATGACATCGAAGCCAAGCTAAAGGAGAAGAACAGTGGATAAAAATATATGCAGCATCTGTCGGGACGGGCTTATTTATGAAGTCACCAGAGTGGATGACGAGTACAAAGTCAAAACTGGAAAAGCGTTTGCAATAGACCTGACAAACCCGCTGAAGACTATAGACAGCACAGTCGGGGGGATGCACCGTAAGCAGTTGCATGACCTGCTAGATGAGTGGATTGATAATGCGCTAAAGGAGAAGAACGGATGAGCTACATCGTCGCCTCGTTGCCACCCCTAAAATGCTTTGTGCGGCGCGAGTTCCTGTACAACTTTACCCAGGGGCATGGGGAGCTAGAGCCGGCCATCTGGGTAAGCATCAAGGCCCTACGCGGCCAAGTGTTCCGCATTGAGTCTCTGCTGCCTGCTTACGGCGCCCTGTACGATAAGCTGCCAATCCACGCCTACGTCTGGAAAGCAGAGCACGGCGACCTGCCGATCGACACCTTACAGCTATGGGACTGCATGGGCTACCGGTTCACTTTATGCGAAAAGATTGGCCTGCGCAATTTGGGCGTCAAGTTTTTAGGTAAGGACAAGGAATGGCACTACGGTCGTTACCTGTTCACGGTGGACTTTTGCGCTGATGGCATGGACGCCGACACCGGGTTCACGGAGCAGGCTGAAGAGCACAAGAGCTTTAACTTCATTCGGCTGGAGAACGGCCAGTTTGCCTGTCAGCCAAATAACCGGTGCCTGTGGTATGACCAGAGCCTGATACCAGCAGAGACAAAGTTCCCAGACTTCCAGGCAGCTAAGGAATTCTGGACGGTTGACGGTACGCGTAAGTGGTCAGCAGGGGACGATTGGTTTTACGATATCAAGGAGAAAAGCATATGAACGATATGACTGATTGGATGACTGAAGAGGATGGGATCCCGCATAAAGATGGCAGCGTGCGGTGGTACGTAGTTGGGCCTGAGGAAGATATGTACGGGTACCTTGGCTGGTATGACATGACGGATTGGTACAAAGGATTGGAAGAGGTAATGTTTGACGCAAAGCAAATCGCATGCGATTCGTTTAATTTTCAAGTTTTACGTCATGATCAGCTCATTACACTTTTAAGGAATGTTCATTTTGCAATAGAAGAAGCGTTAGATGTTCCAGGGGAAACCACCTATAACTATTGGCTCAAGAGGAGGGTGGCGGCGTTACAGGCGCAGAAGTTACGGGGGGATTCCCAAGAATGAGACCTCATGCCCTGCTGGACCATTTGATTGAGAATCGTTGGGCAGATGACGACCGGGACCTGGTGGAGCTGCTAGACATGTCACGGTCCACGATCAGCAAGATCCGTTGCCGTAATGTAACCGTTAACCCAACCCATATTCTGAGTATCTATGACGCGACGAACCTTAGCATTGATGAGATTCGGGGGCTCATTGACAAGGCATCGAAGGAGGCATACGATGGATGTGAAACCTAAGCCTTGGGAAGTTGTAGTGGCAACAATATCAATTGTGCTACTGTTTCTCCTGGCTGCATTACTTTAACCTTTAAGGCATCCTATAAGGCAGCCTTGAAGGCTACCGGTGGTCTGGAGTTTGCCTTGGTCGGTTTCGCCAGGCCTGACACCCCGGAAAGACGGGGGACTTGACAGTATTAGTCTGGGCGTATTAATATTCACACATCTGTTTGGGTGGTGCCGAACAGTAGTTTCCAACAACGAGAGAATGCCCTGATAAGGCAGGCTTCGTCAAAGCTTCGAGAATATGGTTGGACATACTCTCATAGGCGGCAAACCAAGCCTAAAGCCTACTTATCAGGGCTTTTTTATTGGAGCCGCGTACCCGTCAGGGCGCGTTAGTAATGGTCTGCATGGACTGAACCCGAGAATCACCGGCTGCCGATTCACCCCGGAGCAAGCCGAGAAGCCTGTCAGTGAGGGACTTCGCAAGATAAGAGGGCAAGTGGTGAGACAAACCTCTTATCGATGAATCGCTGCCATCTTGGGTTGCTAGACTATGAGACAGGATCTCTTAGTTGGGCAGGGTAGACTAGCTAGGCTTCGCAAGAGGTTGGCTAATCACCCTTGGGTAAACTATGGGACTTTTATGGCCACTTTTTATATGATGTATGTTGCAGGAACGGCAAGACCGAAGAAGGTCCATGCCACGTTAGAATCAGCACGGGAAGCGGTGAGGGCGTACAAGGAGCAGGGCGGGACACGAGAGTGTTTTATCCTAGCGCCGATAGAGACCTTCGCAGGCCGGAAGATACTAACGATCAAGCCAAAGGTGACGGTGGAAGCCAGAGCCTAGTAACGATTACCTTAACCAGGGAAAGAAATGAAACCACTCACCGACGACGAAATTGAAGAGCTATTCGATATAACAGCCAGGGAAGCCTGGAACAGCCTCACAGCCAACCCGTCATATATATTCCCATTCATGTTCGCCCGAGCTATCGAAGCCCATCACGGGATAGAAGATAGACAAGCCCCAGAAGCATAGCTACACTGCGACCAAAGGAGCGACACTATGGCCAAGATGGGAAGACCAAGCATATACACCGATGAACTAGCGGCAAAGATCCTCAGCAGGATCAGCAACGGGGAGTCGCTGCGTAGCATCACGATGGAGCCGGAGATGCCGAACCCAGATACCGTGTATGTATGGTTGTTGAAAAAGCCAGACTTTGCCGATAATTACACGCGTGCACGGGAAGAGCAGGCCGACACATTAGCTGACGAGATCCTAGCTATTGCTGACGAGGCGCCCTCTGAGGTTGTTGACGAGAAGGGCGTAAGCAGGACCGATAGCGGCTGGGTTAGCTGGCAACGGAACCGCGTTGACGCCAGGAAGTGGGTAGCCAGCAAGCTCAAGCCAAAGAAGTATGGCGAGGCCCTCAAGGTCGGTGGTGACAAGGATAACCCATTAGCAGTCACGGTGGGGACTGAGGTCTTCGATAGCGTGTTAGAGAATATGGCGCTACAGAAGCAACTGCAGAAGCCGAAAAAATGAGTGACCTGGCCGAGATACTGAAAGACGAGACGGTTCGTCGTCAGTTCATGGCAATGCCCCCGGCACAACGGGCGGCGTATGGCTGGAGGATGCAGTGGCTATCTAAGGCCCACAGGCATCAGATATTACCTACCGGCGACTGGTGGAGCGTCTGGCTTCTATTAGCGGGACGTGGTGCCGGCAAGACCCGCACGGCGGCTGAGCAGCTTGCCTGGTGGGCCTGGACCGAGCCTAACACCCGCTGGCTAGTCGGGGCGCCAACGAGCGCCGACGTGCGTGCTACCTGCTTCGAGGGGGATAGCGGCCTGATATCGGTGATCCCGCCGATTCTCATTAAAGACTATAACCGGGCCTTCCACGAGATCACGTTGACTAACGGATCCCTCATCAAGGGGATCCCGGCGAGTGAGCCTGAGCGCTTCCGCGGCCCACAGTTCCACGGTGGTTGGTGCGACGAGCTGGCGGCCTGGGATTACCTCGACACAGCATGGGACCAGATTAATTTTAGCGTCCGACTCGGTAAGCATACCAGGCTGATCTGCACGACGACCCCGCGGCCGAAGGACCTGATCATCGACCTGATTGGCCGTGACGGTGACGACGTTGTTGTTACAACGGCATCAACCTACGACAACATAGCGAACCTGTCGAGTAACTTCCAGAAGCAGATCATGCAGTACGAGGGGACGAAGCTTGGCCGGCAGGAGATCTACGCCGAGATCCTGGATCCCGAGGAGTCTGGGATCGTTAAGCGGGAGATGTTCAAGCTCTGGCCAAACGGCAGGGAGTTTCCCAAATTCGAGTACATCATTCAGAGCTACGATTGCGCCTACACGGAGAAGACGGTCAACGACCCGACGGCATGCATAACGTTTGGCATGTTTAAACCGCTGGACGGTCCAATGTCGGTAATGGTGATCGACGCCTGGCAGGACCGGCTGCAGTACCCAGACCTGCGCCCGAAGGTCATCGACGAGTACGACACGATATTCGGTGAGGGCAAAGAAAAGAAGCGGGTTGACCTGATCCTAGTTGAGGACAAGAGCGCCGGCATCAGTCTTATACAAGACCTGCAACGCGCTCACCTGCCGGTCCGCGCCTACAACCCTGGCCGCGCTGACAAGATGCAGCGGCTCAACATTGTCTCCAACATCATCGCCAGGGGCCGTGTCTGGATCCCTGAGAGCGGCGTCCGTAAGGGATACGTGCGCGACTGGGCCGAGGGGTTTGTGAGTCAGATCTGCAGTTTCCCAGAGGCCACGCATGATGATTATGTGGACGCGTGTACCCAGGCTTTACGCTACCTGCGTGAC